TAAGGATGATGTTGTTGCTGAAAAGGAAATAGACGCTCCTGTAGTCAAGACTGACTTCAAAGAATTTGTTTCTGAACTAGGTATTGAGGCCGAGTCAATGGATGAGGTAAAGGATGTTTTAGAGAGATTGGTAGAGGAAAATGCTAAGTTGAAAGAACAAAATAAAGAACCAGTTTCTAACAAAAGAATAGAAGATCTAAATAATTTTCTTAAATTAGATGACGAGAACTTAGTTAGAAAGAGTTTTGAGGCTGATGGATTGAAGGGAGAAAAGCTTGATAACGTTGTTGACAGACTCTTAGATTCTGGAATGATGGAGGTCGAAGCTTTAAAGATTAGAAATAATGTAGACCAGGCGATCGCTACTGAGAGCCAAAATGAAATAAAAGCGGAAGAGGCTAAAGTTGCAAAGCAACAAGAGTCTCATACGGAAGCAGTTCAAAAGTTTGATGACTTCATGCAAAGCACGGATTCATTATTCGGATTTAAACTGACCGGGAATACTGACAAGTTACCAGATGTTAGGAAATCCCACACAGAGTATGTTACTAGTGGAGAGTATCTAAACGAGATCACTGCTAATGAGCGTAATCTGGCTGAAAGTAGTTGGTTATGGCGTAATAGAGAAACTCTAAAGAACGCAATGATTAATAACGGTAGGCAAAACGGAAGAAAAGAAATCCTCGACCAAATTGGAAGACCTGACAGTGGTAAACCTTCTAGGTTTGTTGCACCTGATACAGGCGAGTTTAATCCAAAGAAATTTACACAAACTAATTAATAATTAAAATTTAGAAAAATGAAGTTTTATTCAGGTAAGTACGGGAAAGAAACCCTACAGTCAAATGCTTTGGTTACTGGACTTTTGAAGTACCCAGAAATCTCTAGCACATTAATCAAGCAATACCCACAGTATTGTTTAACATATTTTACAGACGGAACTAATCGTTTCGCAAAAGAAGAAATCGTTGGAGACATCGCTGTTAAGTGGGCTATCCAAGGAAGATTGAACAGACCATCTACTTGTACTGGTGCATTAACTGGAACTGGTGTAGCTGGAAGTATCTTCACAGTTGAATTTGAAGAGAATTACTTTAACCCTAACGATGTTGTTAGATTTAAAGGAGGTATTCAAGGATTAGTATTGTCTGCACCTCAACCTACTGCTGGTGGTTACACTTTCAGAATGAAGTTGATGACAAATGATAATACTTTAGTTATTGGTATTGCAAACGTTGCTGCTGGTTTAACTGCCAACACTGTTGCATCTGCCTTCCCAGAAGGATCTGATAGAGGGTTTGAAAACCAAGTATTCCCTGATTGGTATGAGAACTACCTAGGTATAACTAGGAAGTCTAAAACAATCACTGGTTCTGCATTAACTGATGTAACTTGGATTGAGAACAATGGTTCTAAATTGTGGTACTTTACTGCACAAGACCAAACTCAAAAAGAGTATATGTATCAGAAAGAATTGGACTCTTGGTACTCTCTTACAACTATGGATGCTAATGGAGCTTCTACAGTGTTTGATGATCAAGGAAAGCCAATCGTTAAAGGAGACGGTTTGTTAAAGCAAATTGATTCTGCTAACGTTGATACTTACAATGGTACTCTTACTGAAAAGAGATTAACTGACTTCTTAGCTCAATTAAGTTTGAACACTGGAAGAAAAGGAAATCACTGGATGGTATTTACTGGTACTGCTGGTAGAGTAGCTTTCCATGAAGCAATGAAATTGTTAGTATATCCTGATGGTAACTTGGTATATGATGCTGCTGTTGGTAAAGAAACTGAGATCGGTGTTAACTTTACATCATACAATGCTTTAGGGCATAGAATGACTTTAGTTGATAACCCATTATTTGATGACCTTAACTTACACGGTAATGATTTAGATCCTGTATCTGGTTATCCAAAAGAATCTTTCCGTATGGTATTTATGGATTGGGGTGTAAACGATGGTGTTGCTAATGTTGAAAGAGCTGTAAAAGGTGCTGGAGGTGTTAAGCGTTCAATGATTATGAAGTATATCCCAGGGATGGTAAATCCTTTCGATCAGTCTTCAATGACTTCTGCTAATGCTCGTGATGGTTTCACTTGTGAGTGGTTAGATGAGTCTTGTATCATTGTAAGAAACCCATTATCTTGTGGGCAATTAATTTTCGCATAAGAATTAAATTAGTATTTATAAGTAAAGAAAAGTAAAGAAGATGTTTGACGAAAAATATACTGAGAAAGAAATAGCAGCCTTAATGAAAGGAACTCCTACTAAAGGAACTGTTGAAGTAAGAATGAAAGACCCTAAGCGTAGCGGATCAGTTACGCTTAGGGATTACTTCCAAGAGTTTCCTGATGGTTCAAGAGAGCATAGACCTTTTATTGATGCTAAAGGAAACGCAAGAGTTGCGAAGTACACGAGGAAGAAAACCTTACACATGACGAATGAGAATGATCGCTTAGAATTAGCGCATTTGAAAGAACATCCGATTTATGTTAAAGGGTCTATTCCAGTGTTAGTGCTTTATAATTTTGATGACGAGGCAACTGATTATGTTGCTGCTAAGGATGCTGCTGCGGAAGCTGATGGTATTATTAGGAAACTTAAAAGCGAAGGTCTTAAAGATCTTGCTAGAGTTCTTCAAATCAGAACTAGACCAGGTTCTTCTGACATTGTAATGAAGAGGGCTTTGTATGAATTTGCAGAGGCTAAAACAGGACAAGCGAATAAACTTGGTGCATTAACCGTATTGGAACAGATAGGATCTCCAGACTACGATACTAAGGTTTTACTCTATAGAGGGTTAGAATCTAAAGAGGTCGAAGTTAGAAATGGTAGATACTTGTTTGGTCAAATTGGATTAGGTACAACCTTCGATGTTGCGTTGCAATTTTTGAACGACAATCCTGATATGGAATCAGAGTTGGCAAAGAAGTTAAACTTTAAAAAAGTTAAGTAATGACACCTCAAGAGATGCACGAATTGTGTGACTTATTAATAGACAAAGCTAACGCTCCTTGGTTTAACCCAAGCGAGAAGGACAAGTTTATTAATTTGGCTATGATCGAATTTCTTGATAACTCTTACAGGCTCTTTGAATACAATGAAGAAGTTAGGGAAAAACTATTACCACTTGTTAGAAGTGCTGCTCTTGGAGCTGCCCCTATAACGAGTGTGAACTTAACGGCAATAACTGATTTCAGATATGCTTTAAGTTTAAGAGGGGATTATCCTGATGGATGCGGTGGTACTGTTACTTTAGCAGTACCCCCTATCCAATTGGATGATGAGGTTAGGAATCAAAGAGATCCTTTCAATGTGAACGATGATGCGAATCCCGGTTACATTCAGGAGAACGATGGTACTAATGACCTTATGAGATTGATTAGCACTACTGGTGCTACCAATGCTGTCCTAAAATTTTTAAAAACGCCTGTGGATGTTGATATTGTTGCAGCCCCAACTGTTAATTGCGAGTTGTCTCCTTCGTGTCACGAAGAGATAGTTAACATTGCAGTTAGGAAGATGCTAGGAAACATTCAAGACCAATTTGGTTATCAGGTGCAAACACAAGAATCACAAATTCAATAAGATATGAAAGCTGAAGAATTATTTAAAAAGAAAGCGGAGGTTGTAATCGCACTAGACGAACTAGGGATAGAATATCCAACAATTAAATCAGGCGCAAGTGCTGGTAAACCTACACAGACTTTTAAAGAATTATGCGAACTGTATGATAGTTTTGGAGAAGAAGAGGATAACTCTGTTGATCCAATAGTTAATATGCCTTCCGTAGCTGTAAATCGTAGAGCGTTTGGGAATCGTTAAGAATTAAAAGAATTATTATTAATTAAAATTAAAAGAAAATGAGAGATTTTATTACAGTTGTTAATGCTGCTACAGCAATTTCAACAAGTGTTATCGGAGGTGTTAGTTACGTAAACTTAAACGGAACTAAATTTCAAGTAGAAAAAGGACAAGTTGATTTTCCTGCTACTGCTACTGCTACTGTTGCTGGTGTAGCTGGAACTGCTATTGTTACCATGACTGGTACTTTCGTAGCTGGAGAGCAAGTTAGACTTACTTTAAGTTTACCTAACAGTACTCAAAGAATTAACAAGTCTTACGTGCATACAGTTCTTACTGGTGGTACGTCTGTTACTGCCGTTGCTGCTGCTTTAGCTGCTTTGGTTACTGCTGACATTGCTGCTGGTCTTCCAGCTGTTGCTACTGCAACTTCTGCTCTTGGTGTATTGACATTAACTCAGTCTAGTACTACTGGAGCTGTTATTGGTGGAACTGGAGCAGGTTATCCTGTGAACGTTGTTGCTTATGCTGACAGTGCTGCTGGTGTTGCTACCGTAACTGGAACTGCAACTACTCAGTCTGAGGGAACTCCTGCTGATTTATTAGCTGCTGGTGTAGACCCTGCTGATATTACGTTAGCTTCATACTCTACAGTTTTGCTTAAAGCTAAGATTGATGCTGCAATTCCTTTTATTGATTCTGAAGGGAAAACAGTAAAAGAGATTAAATTTTACTCAACTCCAGCTATCACTGCTGCGTTGATTGCTGCTTTGTAAACAGCATACAATTTATTATTAAAAGGAGAGGGGGAATTATCTCCCTCTTTTTTTTTATATTTATCTCATATAAAATCAGTTATGACACTAAGCGAACTATCCTATAACATTAAGAACCTTGCTAATGGTGGTCAAGGAAACAATGACGAGAACACTGTTAACATAAGGCAGATAGAGTTTTGGATTAGAGCTTACAGGGCTAGTGGGGTTTTATCCACTACTGAATATGGAAAGAATATTGACGCTCAGTTAATTCAAGACTTAGGATGTATTCCTTTGATTGAGGTTGATATGTCTGATCCTGCTACTCTTGATCGTGATTGTCCTATATGTCCTGAATGGGGCTGTACTATTAAAAAGTTTAATATTCCTAAGTTGATTAGCTTCCCAAACAATAGAGCTATGACCTTTATTGGCAAGATTGATAAGCGTACGCCATTTATTATAGACGATGCTGATGTTACAATCTTTAAAGAAAGCACTGCTTTTGGTAAGATACTGAATAGAGTTTACCCTGTTGGACAAACTATCTATGTTAGGTTATATGGCGATGATAGAGATTTAGAATATATAAACTTTAGAGGTGTCTTTGAAGACCCTACTACTGTTTTCAGTTGGAAGACTGCTGGTTGTGCTCCTGTATGTTACGATCCTATAAAGGATGAATATCCAATGCCTTTGAGTATGTATGATTTTGTTACGACAAACATTCTACAAAAGGAATTGAATATCATTATGCAGACTAATGACGATGAATTAAACAACGCTAAGGATGAAGACGGACTCCAAGCTCCACCAGCAAAAGGATAAGAAAGGAACTTATACTACCTATGGTGTCTTTAAAAACATTGAAGGGAAGATGAGTGCTGATGTTCGGAAACTTAATGGGTGTGCTAAGAGAAAAATAACATATAAGGAATTTAGAAAAGTCATAGGACTTTATTTTAAATTTGTTATGTTGGATTTGCTGAATGGAAAAAGGTTCAGATTATACAATAGATTTGGAGAGCTTAGAATAGCTAAGAGAAAGATAGATGAGTACTTGCCTAAAGTGAATAGAGTTAGACTTGTAGAAGGGAAGTATGTAAGCGAGAAGGTAGATCCTCTCGAGTATATGAAGAAGTTTAATTGGTTTTGGTACTATTTAAACTGGGATGTCTTTAAGAAGTGGAGAACTCATGAGCTGAAGCAAGGGAAAAGATTTAGAGATGCGATGATGGCTAAAGTTGAAAGAGGATTTGATTACATAGATTATACACCGCTTTATAAAGGAGAGGGAATGATCAGAAAAATAAAATAGAATGAGCAATCAGAAAGTATCGTTATTTAGAATTATTGGTAATACCATTGGTAACTTAGGTTTAAAAAACGTAAGTAATCATATAGATGATTTTGGTAGATGGGCGCAAGAGGCTGAGGTTCTAATTGGATCTAAGAACTCTTACAAGCATTACGAATGTGAAATTGAAATACAAAATAAGAAAGCGTGTCTTCCGCCAAACTTCTGTTACTTAGAAGGATTAAAGATTGGAGACAGTTTTCTTAACGTGACATATCGAGAATTTAGAATGTTTTCTAACAATCCATCTTCTAATTTAGCTCAGGGTCAAGCTGCAAACATTAACACTGGTGTAACTGCTGAGTTTAGAAATGATAATCTAGGGTTTAACTTTGGGTATAGTAATGAGGCTAGTGGTATCGCTAGTATTTTCTCTATTGTTAATGGATTTGTTTACGTGAACAGTATGGAGGACGGAACTAAACTTGGTCTTTCGTATCAAGGACTAGAGGTAGATGATGAGGGTTGGCCTTTAATTGCAAAGGAGCACGAACTTGCTGTTACTCATTACTTAATGTGGAAATATAAATCAGTTGAATTTTATAAAGGAAAGCTGAGTCATACTGTTTTTAAAGAATTAGAGCAGAGGTGGTACTGGTTATGTGGTCAAGCTCGTGGAGATGACGAAATGCCAAATACTAAAGAGCTTGAATATCTTGGGAATATGTGGAATCAGCTTCTCCCACTTCCAGCTAAACAATTCTTTTAATGAAAAGTAGTTTAAATAAATTTGTAAAAGGTTTAGTACAGGATGTTAGCGACATTAATCAAGGTAACGATAGTTACAGCGATTCAATGGGTGGTAGCCTTATGTACAATGATAACGGGAACTTTGATTGGGTTGTAAGCAATGGTAATAAGTTATCGTTAAAGATTACTCCTGATGGTGGAGCTGACACTTCTAAATATATTCCGATTGGAGCTGTAGGTAATACAGATGTCAAGGTTATGTTTATTGTGAATGATACTAATCCTTTAGATATTAGAAGTGAGATTGGATTGTTTTCTGCCGATGAAAATGGTGTAGGAGTTTACAAGACTTTATTTAACGATCAAACTTATCCTAATGCGGATCGTTTATTGTTCCATAGAACAAACCAGATTACCGCTAGGTTTTTGTACGAGAACGATGATACTATTAGGGTTTACTGGGTAGACGGTATTGAGAGTGATAGTAATCCTCCTAGAGTATTTACTTTTAAATATGATTCCACTCTAGGTAGTAAGGGTATTGCGACTAGTTACGTTCCTGTAACAACTTCGATACATAGTATTAATGTTCAGGCTTTATTTAATCCCGGTCTTATTAAGTTTAAGCAGACTATTAGTGGTGGATTACTTAGTGGTGTTTATCAATATGCTTATCGTTTAGTTACTAATGATGGGTATGCTACACCTTGGACTATACCAACTAGAAGATTATTTATTACAACTGATAATGTTAACGCTACTGATTGGAATCAATACGAGATGGAAGGTAGCGGACTACCTACTACGAAAGGAAATCTTTTAGAGATAAAAGGAATTGACACTAGGTACAAAGATATACAGATCGCTTACATATATTGTAAGACAGATTTGATTGTTGACCAAACTTCTATTTTTACTAAAGAACCTATTACTAATTCAACTATGACCTTCCGTCATATATCAATGACAGGAGAGCCTATTGTTGCAGCTACACTTGCTTCTCAGTTCGCTGGGATTAGAGCTGCTAAAACATTGGACGCTAAAGATGCTACCCTTTATTATGGAAACATTATAGAAGGGATTTCTTTTTTAACT